AGAGATAAAGGATAAAAAAACAGAAACAGGAAACACAAAACAGAAAACACAGAACACAAAACAGAAAACACAGAACACAAAACAGAAACACACAACACAAAACACAAAATGACTGCAATGAATGCATCTGATATCGAACTATCGAATATTAATTTCTCCGCTCCAAAAACACTAGATAATGGTGGAAAAATGCTATTTCTTAATTATGGAAACGGAATTAATCCACTATATGTTGTTACCCCTGAAGTAGAGATTCCATTTGATCCATCATATTATCCGGATAACGATGATTCTGGGAAGCTTAATATTAAGTTTTCTATGAAGGATCTCGAACAAAATAAGAGTATGAAGGGGTTTCATATTTGGGCTTGTCGAATGGATACACTTCTTATCCAAAAGGCTGGTGAAAATAGTCAATCTTGGTTTAAGAAGGCGAAACTATCTTCCGAAACCCTCCAAGAACTATATACACCTATGGTAAAGGTTTCTAAGGACCCTGAAACCGGGGAACCGAATGGAAAGTATCCCGATTCATTTGGCTTTAAGGTTGTAAAGCGTAATGGAAAATACAAGGATTTTTCAATCTATGATAATAAAAAGAATATGTTCGATGTAAATGGAGATACTGAAGACCCAACTGATATCTCAAAGGTTCTAATGAAGGGGGCACTTATCAAGGCAGTTCTTAAGTGTAATGGTATCTGGATTGCAAACGGAAAGTTTGGGTGTACTTGGAGGGCTGAACAGATCCGTGTGAAGGTTCCCGAAGGAGGTCTCTCTGATTTTGCGATTGAATCTGATTCAGATGATGAAGATACTGAAGGGGGGAACACCACCAGTACGGCCCGTGAACGTGAAAAGGAACGTATTATGTTTGAAGATTCCACTTCAGATGAAGATGTCGCAAAGGAACAAGATGAAAGCGCGGAAGATGATCAGGAACCGGAACCGGAACCGGAACCGGAACCGGAACCAGAAAAGAAGAAGGTAAGGAAGGTTAAAGTAAAGAAGCCCAAGGTTTAAATAAAACAAAGGCGTATCTCTTCATTTAATAAATTAAAACATTAATAAATTAAAACATTTATGACTTATATAATATTAGAACATCTTTAAGCTCAGTGGCGCAGTGGTTAGCGTGCCAGGCCCATAACCTGGAGGACCGGGGATCGAAACCTCGCTGAGCTATCTGCGTCGTTGGTGTAGGGGTTAGCATATCAGCCTTCCAAGCTGGTGTCCCGGGTTCGAGTCCCGGACGACGCACATTTTTTTTGGCACTTTGGTCTAGTGGTATGATTCTTGCTTTGGGTGCAAGAGGTCCCGGGTTCGATTCCCGGAAGTGCCCTTTATAGTTCCGATAAAAATAAATAAAGGGGTCTTTAAATACAGATAATGTCTAACTAAAATCAAGGACAACTTTAATTGTATTTGTATTCAACCCACGGGACGCAGATTTCGAAAGTTCTTGCCTCTTTTTCCTTTCATTTTTATATTTTTTTTGGATCTTAATATTATTGTAACTATTATTCATATCCATCTCGATTATATTAAAATTATCTTTGATATATTCAATAATTAAATTATCTATCGCCCATTTAAAGAAATTTAATTGCCCAACCGTTGTATCAATTTCTCTATTTTCACATTTGAACTTAATACGGTCCCTCCTACAAAATGGATCGAACTTCTTTTTAGAGAAAGATTTTAACTGTGATTTATATGAATGATATGTATTAAATTGTTTTATTAACTTATTATTCCCTTTTATAAATGTACACTTCTTATTCGGTGTTTGAAATATACTGTAATATATATTGTGTTTCTTTGAATAATTTGTTACAAACCAATCAATGATTCGTAAAGATATTTTATTTTCTTCTTCTAATACTCCCATTAATTTCATCATATTTTGTTTATTATCATAATATTCATATAATGAATCTAATAAAATACTATTTGTCATTATCCCTAATTGAAATAATTCCTTTAAATATTAATAATCTATAATTTAAACGCTGGTGTTAATTTATTTCTATGGGAAAATATAATATGGATAAAAGTTTCATTTTTCAATTATGTATATATTTAGCTGTTTTTGGAATAACAGATAATTTATTAAAATATCTTAATATATCAACTGAAAAAAAAATAATATTTTATATAGTCTTATTAGTAATTACAATGAAATATTTTAAACCTTAGATATATATATCCTTAAGGAATAAGTCGTGGAGGCTTTACTTCGATCTGACTAATATCTTCTCTTCTCATTTCAAATGTAGGGGATCCTGTAATTTTATCACGCGTTTAATCATTTAATATTTTTCCACGAACAATAACAAAATAAAATTATGGATTTCTTACCCGAGGAAATACATCTCATTTATCTATCTCAATTTTTAACATTTAGAGATTTAGGTAATTTAATTCAAACATCAAAATCTTTAAAAAAAATATATGATTCAACTGAATTATGGAAAAAGATTTATCATAGAACTTGTCCTGATAAATGGGAAATTACAAAGGACAGTGAACATATTGATTTTTCTGATAATATATTCAATCTATTAGTATTAATATTAGATTCCTATCAAAATAATAAGGAAATTGATATACATAATTTAGTCCATACCATAAATATATGGAATAGTCAAATTAAAGATGATTATACAGATATCGCACACTTTAATGTTAATACTTTAAATCCGAAACCGATTAGAAATTATGATTATAAAAGAAGAATGATAAATATAAATCATGGTAAAGCTTGTTCCAGATTACGTCATAAGAATGAAAATATTATATTCTTAAATCAACTAATCCTTCCTAATCGATTAGAATGGTATGATATATTAGGTGGGAATTGCATCTGTGGGGCAAGATATATAAACAGATAATAGATAAACATATAATAAGAAACAAATGAGTTCTGAGGATGATATGATACGAGTCATCCTTATCGTTACAATAGGTATATCATTTTATTATTGTGTGGGATATACCCTTCATAAAATATTTTCAGACAAGGGGTTTTAAATATCTTTTTTTTCGATCCAATAGATACCTTGTAAATATGCATCCGCTAAATCATCTTTTTTCTTCGAGTCTTTAAAGAGTTCTTGAAAATATTCATCTTCTTCTTTAATCATTTCTTTCGTATATTCAATACTTAAATATTTATTCTGGGCATATTTACCCTTTTTATTACATTCTATTTTAGGACCTTTATAGACTTTTAGTTTATTCCGCGCATTTACCATATGTACATTTTCTATATTCGATAATTCATTCATAACGCCATCAATCACAAAAAAAGTATAGATTATCATTTGAATACTCTTCATTATAGGATTTTTTAAAGCAGGTTGATTTTCTATAAGGACATATTTTACATCTTTTATATCTAATCCCCTTAATTTACTAATAGCTAATTGAGAAATACCAAATAAATCATAGTTTGCATTTAACTTTTTCTTTTTCGGAAATTTCTTTGAGTGGGCAGTACAACAATACTTAACATTTGGATCTCCCTTAATTTCATATGTTGATTGTTTTTCACATTTCTTCCTTAATTTTACATTACAACACGGATTTTCATTTAAATTAATTATCCCCCAACCTTTTACCTTTTTATCATTGCTTAAAACACAATATGCTAGATTTTTAATACCAACATCAAAAGATAGATAATCCGTCATAGGTATTATTTAATATAATATTTTAAATACTTTAAAAGTGATATATAAATCAAAATATATCCTATAATAAATAAAGGATAGATATGATCTGTATACCTTAATTCTACTACCGGATCTAAAAATCGATTTACAAAAGATTTATCTCTTTCGACTTTACGGATTTTACATTCCATATAAGCAACACTACATATTCGGTATTCAAGTGTAGTCTTAAGAATTGCAAAACCAATGATCGGTATATGTACTAATGGCATATTCCCTTCTTTTATAATTAAACAAAATGAATATAAAAGAAATAAATATAAAAATAATTTTATGAACATTTAATAATATTAATATTTAAAACCCAGCCATATTCCCACTGGGGTCAAAACCTCCAGTATTTGAGTTCAATGGTGGCATAAGGTTAGATGATACACCACCCATAATATTTAACTTTCCCACAGGTGTACCTATACTGTCACCTTTTTCTTTTTCTTTCGGTTCTTGAAATGGCCCTGCGAAATTCTTTTGCATTTCAAGAACTCTTGTTCGATCATTCTCTTGCTGTTCTACCTGTGAGAACATATTCTTACTAGGGGTATATCTCTTCTGGACAGGGATATTTTGCTTTGCGGTTGAAACAGGAACATAAACAAGAACATTCTTAAGTAAAACATATATTACAGGGAATATTAAGAAAACCCAAGCAAGAGTAACCTGATTATATTGACATAAACCATAAATTACGAAACCAAGTACAACTAATAACTTGATTTCATGATACAAATGGACATTAAATAATATATCCATTTTCTCGGTATTGTATTTCTTAAGGGAATTATGTGTCATATACATAGATACTGCACTCACAATAATATAGACGACAAATATTATCATTGGTGAGCACATATTAGTCGCTAAAAGGTTTAAAGGGTTTGAAAGATTATCCATTCTATATATTCATATATATATTTTATTTATATAAATATTTAATATATAAGCATATTTTACTAATCCATATAAAATGGGTATACCTCTATATTATAAAAATATAATTAATGATTATCCAGAAATTATTCATACATCTTTAAACTTTAAAAAAAAAATTAATAATTTATTTTTTGATTTAAACTGTGCGATTCACCCTTGCTGTGCTAATAAAATAAATGAAAAAGATATGTTTAATGCAATCCTTGAAAAAATAAAAGAATGTATTTCTCTAACAAATGTAACAGATCTAATTTATATTGCCATTGATGGACCTTGTCCAAGGACAAAAATGGAACAACAAAGACAAAGGAGATTAAAATCATCTCAAGAATATAAAATATGGGATACCAATCAAATTACCCCAGGTACAAGATTTATGGACTCACTAAATCAATTCTTAAAAAAATCAATTAAAGATTTCAAAATAAAAACAATACTCTCTGATTCAAACGAAGCAGGAGAAGGAGAACATAAAATAATGCACTATTTAGATAAAAATATTAAACACACTGATACTAATATTGTCTATGGACTCGATGCAGATTTAATAATGTTATCTATGATAAGATGTCATAATGTATTCTTATTAAGGGAAAGAACAGAATATAATCTTGAAAATATAAATGAACCCTATATCTATTTAGATATATGTCTTCTTAAAGAACATGTGATTAATAAAATAAAAGAACCATCCATTAAATACACCATAACAGATAAAACCATTCTAAATGATTACCTATTTATTTGTTTTTTAATAGGAAATGATTTTATCCTTAATACACCTTGTATTAATATACGCTATAATGGTCTAGAATATATCACTAAAATATATTGTAACCTACAGAAAGATTTTTTTGGTGATTTCTATCTCACTCAAAATCAAGAAATTAATCTATTGAACCTACGTCGTTTCATTAAAGAAATCTCTAAACAAGAAGAAACAATCATAAAAACAATCCTAAAGAAAAGGGGAAATCAACAAAATCGAAATACTATAAAGTTTAACGAATATTTAGAAAAAATAAAATCAATTGATGATATTTCAAACCATACATATCAAGACTTTGATTCACAAGATGATTTAGCTTTTACTACTTTCAAACACTTTTCACCTACTATATTTAGAGATATAGAAAATATAATCTTTAATAAAAACTACAATATAAAGTATTATACCTATAATATTTATAATACACTTGATTACAATCCAAGTTTTAATCAAATCCTTGAAAAAGATATTCAAAATATCTGTCAAGAATACTTCAAAGCAATACAAT